CCTGTGGCATCGTCTACATGGTAAGGAATGTAATCGTCTGTTAATGCTGATAATTTAGTGGTAACAAATATTGGAGAATCAGTGGTATCAAGTGCAAGGTCTGCTTTAACTGTGGCTAACGTGTTTACTTCCGGTGCGCCCGCCCCCGCAGTTTTTCTATAAACAAGAGACGCCGTGGCCATATTCGCCTGTTTAGCAAGAGTCACCGCTTCGTTATCAATAGTCCAGGTAGCCCCCGTTCCGGAAACTGTTATGTCACCCTTGTCGCCATCAGATATTCCGGTGTTTGCAATAAATTCTAGGGCGTTCTCGGCCACATTCACGGCAACCAATTTGCCACCATCGTCAGTGTAATTTGCAGGAGTGTCTGTCAATCCTGTAAATTGTGTTGCAGCTATAGATAGATAAGATTTAACCTGCGCCCAAGTGCTTGTTACGAGAGCATTTCCCGCCGTACTGTCCCGATATAAAGCAAGGTCGTCGTCTATTGGTGGATTTTTTGCGCTGACCGCTCCTAATGCCGTGTCGGTTCCCTGGGTGTGTCTTGCCGCCGTGTTTTCTGAAATACCATCATGGTCGTGAAGGGTTGTATCTCCACCGTCAGTCAAATCGGTTGCGTTACCATCTGAAATATTATTAGCTTCTGCTCCATCTTCTACGTTCAAAAGTGCTAATGCTTCAGCCTTGGATAATATCTCGGGCACTCCTGCACCAGCGGTATCCCTTCCTATTAGAGACGCCGTGGCCATGTTGGCCATCTTAGCAAGAGTCACTGCTTCATTGTCAATAGTCCATGTAACCCCTAAAGCGGATACCGTTATGTCGCCTTTGTCACCGTCTGTAACCCCTATTCCTGTACTCTTGGTATAATCAACTCCGGTACAGATAACGCTCATTTCCGACGATATAGGAATTGTAACCCCTGTTTCGCCACTGACTTTAATAATTGCTACGTTGACGGCATCCGAATTGGTTATAAAAAATCTCTTCCCCGGGGTGTTCGGAGCAATTATCGCATTTGCCGCGTGTCCGGTTGCAACTTCCAGGTATTGCAATGTCGTGTTATTCGCCAGGGTAAGATCGGCGCTTGAAAGGTCGATATCATTTAAAGCAAGTTGTGTAGTTGAAGCCACTGCCGCCGCGAGCGGAGCGTTATCCTCGTCCAGTTTCCTTTTGAAGTACGCACGGATATTATCCAGGGCCAGCTTAACGTCTCTGTCTGATCTTATCTGAGGAATGACAGGATAACTGCTCATATTGGAAATTCCTCTATCGAACTGGCAAGATAAACCGCTGTTAACCCATCTGGAATGTCTTCTATTCTAACTTCACATTCCGTACTTAAATATGGATATATGCTGATAGCCGCATCGGATTCAACCGAATATGTTTTTGTCACCGGATATTCAGGGTAAATGACATCAATCGAGACAGGATATTCAGTTGCCACTACCTTTAGTTTCCGAAAGAAATTCTTATTGTACTTGTACCTTTTTGACAAATAATTCGTGCCATAAACAGTGCCGGTATATCCGTCATTGACAATATAAATCTTTAAACTTCCGTCTCCGACATCGCCGCCAGTCAAATAAAGTTTATCGTCAAGCGGATCATAATAGCCGGCATCGGCATAAAAGCTACCATCAACCGCATTGCCATTAACCGGATCAAAAACTAAAAGAGTTACTTCATCGTCTCCGTGTGTGGCCGATTGGTGGAAGCCATAATATTTGCCTTTGAATTCATATCCGTACATCGTTTCAGGATCAAAGACATTTTTCCAGTATTCAGCGGTGAACACGCCCTCGGTCAGCATTGATCTTTTTGTCGCGCCTATCGAAAATAAACCTTGAGGACACGGATAAATAACCGAATCTTCACCGCCCACTTTCATGCTGACTATACCACGTTTGCTTGACCCTGGGTGTCCATCGATCTTTTCCATTACGGCGTCCGAAGGATCGTTCACAACCACCAGATAGGGAAACCCCTGGGTGATCACAACAATTGTTGTTCCGAAAACACCAAGTCCAACAATGTCTTTATCGGTTGCCTTCTGGTAAGCAACCGGCCATGCGTGAGGGTAAAATGGTTCTGAAAGGCAAAGAAGGTTGTCAACAAAGCAAGCCAAGATACCATTAGGCAAAGACACAAGACCGGACACTCCATCTGGCGGCCCATCCCATTCAGCGCTTGGCAGGACTTCCCCAAGGTCTGAATTTTCGGTCGTGTCTTCATAAGTAGTTGTTGCAATGGCTATTTCTTCGATTAGCTGATACTGGGTGTCACCAGAAACATCTTGATTGGTGCGATAAATTCTTTTCGTTTCAATATCGTAGGTTGCCCCGGGAGAAGTATCCAGAGAAGCAAGGTCAACCGTGTTTCCGTCATAAACTTCAACCAGGTTAGAAACGGGAGACGGTGGCCCTTCGTCGCCATAGCTATTTACAAAAGTATAGACATATCCTCGTGTTTCAAGCAATGTGGGGTCTGACCCTGATGCCGTTTCGGTTGCCACGGGTGCTGTTTCAGGTGCCGGGGGTGATGGATTGAAATAAGTCTCTGGGTAATCAGTGCCGCCACTATTAAATAGCGTGCTGTCTGTTACCCTGAAATACCCGCCCTCGGTATAAAACACCCGGTTAAACGAATCGTTTGGCAAAGGAGCCTTGACCGCATCAACGTCGGTCGTCCATGTGAAAAAATATTTGCTCCCACCATTATAATAAAGGAACATGGACATTTTAGTTCCGGCTTTAGTGGGAGTTGAATAAATAGTCGGTTGCAGGTATGGCATTATCCCGCCGCGATCAAACCGGCAATAAAGGGCTTCCTGTGACCTTCCATCCGGCAAAAGTCTCGGGTCTAATACCTTTTGAAGATAGCCTCCGAATTTATCAATGGGCAGAAGCATTATTCTTTACCCTCAGATTGCTTTTCAGCATTCGTTGTTAATCCCAGGTCCTGCAAAAACTTATTCCAAAATGCACCTGATTTAGCCAGGGCGCCTGGTATGGTCGTTTCTTCCGCGAGCGCCCGGAAGATAATGTAATCGACGCACGCCGGCCTAAATGTGTCGTCAAGCGGGAATGTACCGTCAACCTCGTCAATTTCCGTTGCCGCCGTCGACACCACAATCTGAATCTTTTGAATACCGGGCGCCACGGGAACTGGAAAGGCATAAAATACTTTAGGATTTCTCGGATCTATGACCACATAGTCAACTCCGGTCAATGAACTCGAACCGGTTGGAGGTGCCCCAGTAGAAGCCGCAAGCGCCGTGTCAGTATAAGCGCCTGTCGTTGCCGTTCCCATAAGGGCTGGGGTCGCATAGGTGCCGGAGGTGGTTGACCGGTATATTTTGTATGACGTTGCCCCGGATATTGCAGTCCATGAAAGTGTTATCTTTCCGGCACCTGCGCCTCCTGAAATCTCTACTCCGTCAGATTCGGTTCCGGCTACTGTTTCCCCGTATGAATTTACAGCCGTAATGACATAATAATATGTCCCATCGGCCATACTCCCGCCTGACGTTGCCGCCGTCCCTGTTGCCGCTGCGGGGGTCTCAAGGGGTGCCGTGGGGGTAAACTGCATCCAGCCAGGAAAGATCGAATCAAGCTGTTCTTTTAATAAAGGAGTAATCGCCTTTCCCTGAACAACTCCGTCTGCTCCAAGATTGCACACAGCATCGATAATTCTAAATGCACCGGAGGGTACTTCATTTCTCGGGCCGCCATTTAAAGCAACTGCAGCCGTCTCCGTGTAGGCATCAGGCTTTAGATTGATAATCTCTTGAATCCCAAGATTAAGATATGGCAATAAAACCGTTGCCGCGTCCCATCCGTCTCCGGTTATATCAAGAAGCTGCTGGGCCGCTAACGATAATATCCACCCGGTAATATCGTCAGTTGATGGTGTGGGTTCCGGTAATCCTTCGGGGCCTCCGCCGTCGATGGTCATAATTTACTCCTACATAAAATTGCTGCGTTTGGTTCGTCCGGTGCTTGGTATTATACGCGCTCTTGAATTAATCACCGTTCCAAATTCACGGTTGAAAAACAGCATAAAGTCGTTATCAGAGTCCGGTATGGTGTATCCCTTTAAAATCATCCGGGCCATTCCTTCACGGAAAATCTCGTCAAATAAGCCGTTCCAGGGAACTTCAGTGGTGAGCGTTCCTTCGGTAAAAGCTGTGGGCTTGGCGTTGTACCGTCCACTAATCAGGACAGGATCGGAAACCTTAGGCCTGCAATAAAAGTCTGTTCTAAGTATTTTATAACTTCTCGGCCGCAAAGCTGCGGATTCAAATGTTTCGCCGTAATACCTGTAATTTACCCACCAGGAATATTCGTTGTTTGTATCATCATCCAAATATTCAGGTTGCATACTGGCCCTGCTTATTGAATCTGCCGGTATCTCGGTGTTTGAAATCACGATGTTTTGGCCTGGTACAAGTTCAAGTTCATCGTCGGTAACAAATGTCTTTGCGCCAGTACCGACTAAAACCGAAGATTCGGACGTATCAAGGGTATAAATCGGATACCCCGGACGAATCCCAACGGCTATACTCCATTCTTCCAGCGTTCCGCTTCCATTGGTCGTGACAATATTAGCAATCAATGTCTGCGTCGTGGTGTCATATGAAGTTACGGTTCCGGCCATCCAAGCGGTCGAGGTAAGCCAGTCTGAAGCTGACAATGCCTTGGGTTTTTCTGCCATGGAAACAAAATCAGACGGCAGGGGGGACATATAATCATAGGCTGGTATTACAAGAAACAAATCACCAGAAGCCAAAATATCTGATTTTCGGTCAAGCAGATTTTTGTAAATAAAACTTTGAATCGCATTAGCAGCAGTCCATACTGATACCCCGCTAACTCCCGGAGTCTGTTGCTTTACTACTCTTGGGAGGACGTCCCGGATGAGGGTGCTTATCGTGTACGACATCTTTGTCCTCGCTATTTAAGAATTGAGACTCCAATTTTAACCATTGATACGCCGCGAAATCGTTCTCGAACGGAGTCAATCCGGACCTGTCGGGCTTCCAATTGCCATCAACCCCTACATACATTTTCTTGACTTTATCAATAACAATATACCCCTTGTTATCTACAGTTTTTTCAATGGCATATCCGGTAAGGTCGATTGATTTTTGTATCATGTCATCAGGAAGGGCCTGCCCCTCGACATACGGCCTGAAGGTTCCAGGGAACTTTTCGCAATGCTTTAGGTGTTCCTCAGACGTTATGTCACAAACAGAAGTTACAAATCCGTCTGATTTTGTTCCTGGCTTCCTAAGCGGCATAAATAAATATTTCACGATTCCCATTACTATGGGCGTCGGCCCATCCCTTCTAACTAAGCATTCGATCAACATCCTATGATCCTCCTAATTGTGCTGGGGGAGGGTTACTCCCCCAGATAGGTTAATTTTGATCCACTTCATATGAAATGGCGATTGTTCCGGCCTGCATGGTGCCGATTACCGGGAACTGGACACCGATAATCCTGTCCTTCAGACTCTTCCCAATGGTGGTTGTCGGAGTCAAGTCCGTATCAGGGCCAGCCCTTCCGCCTGCCCGGGCAACGGTGTTGTCGTTCAGGATATCAAGCCCGTCAGACAAAACAGGAGTCGTACCACCATCCCCATCCGCTTCAGCGGGGGTCGTCGCTCCTGCATCCGAACCAGTTTGGGCGGGAATTCCGATTACTCCGGCATTCTCGTTAAATCCGGGATCGTCCGTCGAGGCGTCGGGAGTGTTATAATAGTTATTCAAAATACCCACGGTAACGGTTGTCGTTCCCCCAGAAGCCTCCAGATCCGGAACTTCCAACTGAAGATCAGTCAGTCTGTGGTTGGCCGGAAGAATACCAAGCGCAAAAATATTTGTGGTGATCAGTTGCGCCGCTGTTACCGTCATTCTCCTAAAATCTCTCATTGCGCCTCCGATAGAAGTAACCGGTGGTTTGGTATAAAGATCGGGCGCATAAACAATTGCATTTGCCATAACGTCTGTCCTCCTTTTTTAATAAGGCGGTATTTCACCGCCCAAAATTTACAAAAGTGTTCATATATGAACGCCATTGCTCATATATGAACAAGTTTCATAATTTACGGTCTGGTGGCGGCGGTATCCATAGCCATTACACCAAAATCGTTTCCATTAAACGTGACCTTCGTGAATCCCCAGATCGTGTGGGTCGTAATTACCACCCGGTTATTATTGTCCCTGGCGTCCTCGTTCCATCCGAACCTTAGATCCTGGCCCGGACTTCCAAATGCGATGGCCCCGGCCTGCATACCCATGAAAAGACCCCGGCTGGCTTCGATAGCTCCGGACCCGTAATCGGTGAATCGAATCACATTCTGGTGTTTCTGAATTACGGTTCCGTTCCACATACCAAGTCCACCGCGATAAAACTCGTTCGCCTTGCCGACCACGGCAATGAGAGCTTTCTGAATATCGGCCCAATCGTTCGTAGTGGTGTTTCGCCGTAGGTCAAACGCCTGGTAGGGATCGATGACCAGAAGGAAAACGTCTTCGCCGTCCACATTGCATTTCTGGATCTGTGGCACTTCGGAATAAGACGGCCCTCCGCCTCCCATCATTTCTGCATAGGCAACTGCGCGATCAATTGGTAGAGTTGACATCTTGTCGGTCGCGGTAATGGTTGCCTTGCTGATCGCCAATCCACCATAAACGATATGGTTGGAATCCGGTGAAGTAAGACTGTTGTTTGCAAATCCAGTGTAGGTCGTTGGAAAAACAAACTCCGAGTTGGTTCCCCGGGCTCCTGCCAGATACATCATGATGATCTCGTCAAATACCCGCGCCCACCAGTCAACCGACCGGGCCTTGGCGACCTTACGCAAATCGTGAAGGGTACGCTTACGGGTCATTCGGCCCCCGCAGTCTGCCCCGCCTCTCATCTGATCGATGTATACTACCGTATTCTTCAGATTAGTTCGCTAAACTAATCCCGCCTTTACAGGCTGCTTTGGCTTTCACCAAAGACGAGACTATATCTTCACCCCTATTCATATTAACTAGGGAGCTGGGCACTTCCGGCCGCTTGGCCGTACTCTCTCTCGAGATAGTCGTTGAAGGTTCCTGGTGAGGACAGATTCCATTATTTCTAGCTTTACCAAAATTACAATTCATACAAAGTATTTGAAATCCTTCTGGAAAATTAGTTTTTACCAACCATCTGTAAAAACTTGATGCGTCTCTTGGGTGTTGCTTTTTTTGCCTTGCGGTATAGCCATCATTATGAATATGATCTATTGTCAAAAATTGAGGAGTTGTCTCTCCGCAACAGTTACATTTATTTCCATAATGATTTAAAACCTTTTCGCGGTATTCTTCGCGGTATTTTCTTTGCCATTCTGCACCTTGACACTTATATTTCTTTTTATCACCGTTATAGCGCAACTTGGCTTTTTTGTTTTGATCCGCTCTGACCCGCTCAATGTTTTCTCCATACCAATATTGTTTCCTAAGAGATTCACATATAGCGCAGGTATGGCGACGGTATTTTATTCCTTTTGTGATACATCCAACTTGAAAATCATCAATCGGTTTTTCCGTTCCACACTTTCTGCACTTTCTGGTTTCCATGTTTGTCCTCCCCAGGCTTCCCTGCTGATTGCCCAATCCATGAATTTTTTTAACTATCACGTTTAACATAATACTCTCATTTTTGATCAATGTAAAGTCATTTGTTTGCGTTGTAGTATTCATGGCTTTAGGGTTTTCCAGCAATTCACCCAGGATTATCATTGCTACTTACGCAGCAAGCCGACGATTGTATTCATCGGTGAAAAATACGAGTGCCTCTTCGTGCCCCTCCAATACCGAATCGCCTTCAATCGGTTGCATATTTAATTGCATCGAAAGATCAAAGGTGATCTGTTCGCCGGCATCGGCTTCCAGGTCTGTCATTTGCCAAAGAGGGCGAGTGGGGACCTCTCCCTTTCCCATAAATTTACGGGTGAAATAGCCTTTTCTGCCAACATCAACCGCCAGGTTCCCCGAATACCTTTTGACGGCTTTGGCATCATTCAATCCTATAATTGTTTGCCCCATTATTAAAGCCTCCTTATAATTCGACGTCCTGGGTCGATGTTTGGGCGTGATTGCCCGTTAATCCGGACTATTCCGGTTATTACGAACGTGCGTGATTAAAATTGTTAGCGGCGCCGTTATTTTCAGCACCGCAGCGTTTCTCGTTCTTTCTGCAAGAATCACTTCGATTGTCTCGTCGTTTTCCGGCAAATACCCTTGAGGTATAAAAAAGTTGATTTTATCCCCTGTGTTTATGATTTTTATAAGTGCCATTATGACACCGCAACCCTTCGCTTAGACGGCGTCGATGCCCACTTTTCATAAGCAGCTTGCTGTTGAGGCGTGAGTCGTTCAAGGGCCTTTTCGTAGGCCTCTCCGGTAAGACTGTCCAGCGATATGTAAGGATCGTCGCTGATCATGTTTTCGGCAGCTGCAGGAATGTCTGTCAATGTCACGATATCCGGTCTTTTTGCCGGTGGCTTTTTCCCAACCGCCGCGACTGCTGCTGTGGCCTCGGCTTTCTTTACCTCCGGCGTTAATCCGAATACCTCTTTGACCGCCTTGTCGGCTTCAATCAATATCTGCATGTCTGACAGGTGCGCCTTTGCCGGATTGGACGTTATAGAATCCACCATTTTTTCGAGGGCGCCGTACATTGCATCTCTCTTCATCAATTCTTTCGGATCGGTGATTTCAGGCAGTTTCAAATACTCTTTCCGGTTATTAAGGAACACCTTTTGAGTTTCGACCCATGCCTTTTCTGTCCTGGCCGTATTAATTGCCTGATCCTGCGCCCTGAAGATTTCTCGGTTAATCGCGTCCCTGCCACGATTGTATTCTGCCAGCGTTACATCTCCGGCATCGTATTTCGTGTCAAGTTCTGTCAGTTTGGTTTCCAGTGCTTCCGGGACAGCATCATCAATTTTTATGTCCTCTGGCCGAATTGTTACACGATAATTTAAAAGCTGGTCGTCATCCAGGGCCTCGGATGTTTTAACCTCCTTTTCGTCCGGCTTGACATCAACTACGGGCGCCACGACAGCAGGAGTTTCTTTAGCCTCTTCCTTCTTGACTTCACCTTCCCCTACAATGGCCTCTAATGCCTTTGTGTCGATCTTTCCTTCGCTGTCCTCATCGCCCATCAGCAGCGCGGCCTTCTCTGTGTCCGAAAGGTCTGATAATTCCTCAGCAGTGAACCCGGCTTCCGCAAGCTGCTTGTCAATATCCGTTACTTCGGCATCACCGGACGGCAACTCGTCTTTCACTATAACAGCTTCCTTTTGTTCAACTTTTTCCTTATCCATACTATTCCTCCTAATTTAAAATTAATCACTCGTTACGCGCGATTGAAGCATTGGCCCACATCACAGATTCTTCCAACTTGGTGAAGGCCAATGACCTTTCCCGGCTATCAGGACAAAATTTCTGTATCCTTGTCGCAAACATTCTTGCCATGCTTCTTATTTCTTCATATCGCTGATTTTGATCGCCCTTTGGTGCATGATAGGTATAAATGTTATCCAGGTTTAACGGCATTTTAAATATCCTTTCCTTCTCCTAAATTCACCATTGTTTTCGCCTCTTGCTCGCGGCGCTTGCTTTCATCAAGTTTTTCTTTGGCCAAAACCTTTACTTTCTTCATACGTTCCGGATCTTTGCGAACAGCCTCGGCCCTGGCGACAGCCCTCAAATCTTCCTCGACCTCCCAATGTTCCATGCTGTCAACCGCTACCCCGGAGTACCTTTTCTTTTTCCTTTTCATGGTATCCTCCTTAAGAAGTCGTTACGGAAACCAGGGTTCCATCGGCCAGACCTATGTAAAGCGTGGAAGAATACAAGGTCATAGACAAAATCTTCTGCCCCAAATCCTTAATTGTGGTGATCGCCTCCGTTGCAATGTTGTACTTCCTTACCTGCCCGGAGTTGTTTCCGTAATACATGTAACCAACTCCGGACTCGACCGAATCAACTATACAAGTCACCTCGGCATCCAAAATTTTAAGCTCTGTTGTCGTCACAGTCATGACTGATCCTCCTTTAAGTAGTTAATATTGGACTTTCCTAAATAGACAAAATCCTTCTGCATAATGTCCATCTCCTGGGATTAGCGACCCAAAGTATTTGTTCTGGGCTTCCATTATTTCCATGAACTTCGGGCGCCTATCCATCTGTGATGAAAACAGAGATACCAATTTTTTCTTCTGCTCCATGTCTATCACACTCAAATAATTAGGATAATATGAATGCGAAGTTGGAGTTAAATATCTGAGCACGGTGCTTGAATTGTGCCTTGAAACCGCAAATCCAATCTGTGATGCGCGATTATGGTCCTGGTGCGTGTCGAGTTCGTATGGCATATAAAGGATGTCCGGTTTAATTAAATCCAACTCGGATATTTTCGTTTCAATAGGGTCACTGCCATAAAATATTTTAATGTTTGCGTTAAGAATTAAGGCTGATTGCTTCTGTTCGATTAGCCTTAATGATTGATCCCCGGTTAAATGCTCGTCACTTTTCATAATAGCGATAATTATTTCATCACCGGCTATCCGATGCTTAATCAACGTACCGCCGCACCCGATTTCAGCATCGTCAAAGTGACTGGAGATTATGAGTACTCTTTCCATTCATACCCCTAAAAAAAAGACCAGCTCCAAATTTCTTTGGATTGCTGGTCTTCGTAAGACTCTGTTTGGTACTTGGCGCTCGAAGCGCTCTTATTGTTATTACCCTACTGCTACTGTACCATATTTATCACCATCATAATTTAATGATACCATTTTACCATCAAATAAAACAAGATTTTTATATCCGCACTTTGGACATTGGATTTCAGCAAACACCGCACTGGCCATCATAAGCAAGCGGCTACATTTCTTGCAACGTATTTCATTGGTCATTACTGGTTTAGGCATACGCCTCGTCCCACGGTTTATAAATCCCATCAATCGAGGTGGATTTAAACCTGATACCGTTTCTCCTTAACTGATTACGCACCATCTCTGTCTTTCCTGTGACTGGACCTTCAATAGCCCTGTTTGCAATATGAAAGTATGTGTCACCGCAAATGATAATCTGCGTGCGCTCCATTTCGCATATAAAAACGTCCTTTAGCTGCTCCAGGGTTTTATCCAATTCTTTTGGAGACGGATATTTGTTTTCTTCGATCACCACTGCAGGTATCCCTGCGGCAAAGCAACCTGAAGGCAAATCTTTATTGATTAACGACATCGCGGCCACCACCACGTTGTCACCTATTGTCACACCCGGATTAACCCAAGCATTCGGCAGCCAAACCCTATTGCCTATTTTGACCGGCGCCCACGCTGAAGGAAAGCCCATGTCTACGGCAAGATACGCGCCATGGGTGAATATCTTTGTCTCGATGCCCAGCCCGACCTCTTCTCCTATCTCAACTCCCCGAGCGATATTAACTTGGCTATTCCAGCCCATGTGCAACCAGGGGCCGGCATTTAGCGCCGCCCCTTCATCAAAGCATGACCCGCCACCGATCCACGCGCCACGGTCAAGATACGACTCTGTGCCGAGAACAACAGAGTTTCCTTCCACTCTGGCCCCTGAACGGATAATGGTACGATCCCCAATAAAACCACCGATGACATTGAAATGCACGCCGCCCTCGATCAGAATGTCCCGGCCAAACTTGCACCCCTTAAAGCTGAATTCATCGCCAGTTTTATTGATTACGGTGTCTCTGTTAAATGTTATTCCGTTTTCCATTAATTTGCCATCTCATAGTCACGTTCAAACTCTTTTTCTGAAATATACGTTTCAAATCCATGATCATTGACGTAATATCCACCTGGCGTTGCCTGGCACCTCCATAACCATTCTTTTGAAATAATTATTGGTTCGATGCTCTTGTCTTCAGGAATAATTTTAATCTTATTGAAATAATAGCCAAAATCAATACAATTCTCCATAGCTTCGATCTTGGTAGCTTTGACTATCTTTCTGCATTTATATTCGTGCATGTCAGACATTATGTCCATTCCATTCCTTGACAAGTATCAACCCTATTGCATGGCCACCCGATATCACGAAACCTTTTATTTTCAAGCATATCGATAATTGACTTACGCTTTTCAGATTCGGCTATTTCAACAATAGATTGCTCGTACACATTGCCAATAACCAAATTATTGCCGATATCAAAGCAGCATCCATACCAATCTCCATCAGGATTGATATAAGCGCAATGTTTTACGCGCTCTATGTTTGAACACGAAAAATCTCCAACTATTGGCCATTCACGGGTATATCGTTCAGCCCAAAAAAATACAGGATCTATGCCAATGTTGTCTTTATCTGGATGAAGAATGACTTTCCATTTTTTAATGGTTTGTTCTGCATCACAGGCTTCGGGTATTTCTCGGCCTTTTGATTTCACCGGGTATTCTCTAAACTTAATTAGCACGGAATTTGTATATGTCCTGGCGGATATCACATGGCCAAATAAACGAATGTTCGATCCTGATTCGTTCCGTATTTTAAGAAAGTCCATAACATTTTTTTCTACTATCGCCAGATTAAGTTTTTTTGATGCGAAATACGATTCTTGTGTTGCTCCATCCATGTTAAAATGAATACAATGGACTAAATTCTCTTTAATTATTACTTCGGCCTTTTCTTCACTCAAATAACTGAAATTAGTGAATATCATTATCGGAATCCCTGCATTCTTAACAATTCGCATGATATCAATAATATCAGGATGCAACATACATTCGCCATTCTCTGAAAGAACAGATTGAATGATCTGGTGCTTGGACTTGAAATCTTCAGTTGTAATTTGCTCCATTATCCTTTTAACCAATTCAATAGGCATGAATTTTGTTTTTGGTGCAGGGGCAAGAGACTTCGGACAATAAATACAATCAGCATTACAGACATTTGCAACCGATAAATTAAGCTCGTGTAAGTTCATGCGCTCACCATCGACATTGCCAACTTAAATTCTTCATCGTATGTCATCACCCATCTATTATCCAACGTCTTTGCCTTAACATCTTCCGGGACAATCTCTTCCCATATTCGATATTCCCTGTTTAGCCAGAACGGAATTTTGGCCATGTCCCATGGAGGTATTTGATGCTTCTGAAAATTATGTGACACACTTCCTGCCCAATAATGATAATAATAGGCTTCAGCATCAGACGGGCCTACATAAGTGTGTGTATGCGGCAATCCTACAGCCTGGACTTCCGGAGGGCTATTCACCAAAGACCCGGGAACATGAATACATTCCCATTGCATCGCGCATCGGTTATAAATCCAATTGCCAGGTTCAGGCGTCCATTGATTTTTTTCTGCAATCGGATAAACATTACCAAACCCTCGGCATTCTCCAAACGGTCCCCAATCACCTTCAGGGATATATTTTCCTGCTGTATGGGCATATTCTTTAGTCAAATCAATTCTAAGCGACATATCTCTGCCATAACATACTAAAAGATCGGGATTACTCAAACATTCCTGTTTCAGTATCTTTAATATTGACGTCCTATAAAGCGCGCCGGCAGGCGAAATATAATGTCTGTTATCATCAACATTACCAACCGACCAATACCAACCTGCCATGACGACATAATCATCTTTGATAAATGATAGCAGCCAATCAAGCCAGCCGTCCCTTAATACCTGAACATCAGGCTCAAAAGCTACAAACCACGGAGTTTCCACCAGGTCTATTGCATGATCAAGGGCAAGTTGATGACCTCCACGGCCAGGTGTCTTAGGCGGTATGATCCGCACTCCTTCTCCAAGCGACGTTTCAGATATTCCCTTAATAGAGTCATCAGGCATACTATTGTCTACCACGATAATGTCAAACTTCGCTTCATTGTTAAACTTTTTTAAAGAAGCAATACAAATCTGTATCCATCTGGAGGTCCATGCGTGTGGTATTACAACTGTCGCTTTAGTCATCCTCAATCTCCTTTAAATCCTGAACTATAATGCCGGTTTCCTTTTCCCGGGCCAATATTTTTTCAGCCATTGCAACTCCGGCGGGCTTGCATAGGTGGTTTTCTTCCGAAGGTTGAAATATATAACCTTGCCATGGTTTTAAACAAAACGCCCTCGGATCGGTGAACTGAAACGGTGTTTTATAATTATTTTCGTTTTCTGCCTGAGATAATACCCATGCCATATACACACGTTCTTCGTCCATGGTATATTTGCGCTGAATAATTGCCAGGCTTAAATGGCTTGGTTCAACAATCAACGACCATTCATCAGAACTTTCAACCCAATCCGTAATCGTCTTGCCTATCACATAGAAAGATGGAAGAAAATCATGGAATAGTGCATATCCTCCCGGCCGCAGGTACTTTAAAAGCTGTATGTCATTTTCAAGAAAACTTAGGGAATGATCTCCATCCACGACAATCATATCAATCGGATCTTTCCACTTTGGGACAAACTCCTTACTTGACATATGGTTAATTTTGCAAATATCAAGCATGTCCCATTTTCTTAAAAACCTTATTACTTCGGCGTGATAGTGCATCAATGGTTCGCCTTTTTCGTTCTTTTCGCAGTTTTCTCCATAATGCAAATCGTCTCTATTGCCGGATGGCCATGTATCGCATGTGTGAAGGACGCCCTTCTCGTTGTGCTTCAATCCCCACAGGACGCAAGCGGATGACCCTCCACATCCTATCTCAACAACTGTTTCCGGCAGCATTACCCTCGTAAACGCATAAAGCAGCCACCCTATACCAAGAGTTCTTGGCTTTCCTATCGGATGACCCATGCGCAGTTCTTCTTTCCCCGGAAGGCCAAACATTGCCGATGTGGTTTTATTTACAATTTCCTCTTCAAGATTATTAAATATCACCTTATAACCCCTTCGATAAGAAACACGCCGGTTTGCACATAGGGTACGATCCACATCGGATTGAAAATCTCCTTAAGTTCATTCCCTGTCCAATCGTGAAGATGCTGGTTGTATTTGTTCTCAACCCATTCTTCCTTACCCTGTCGGTATCCGGTTGACCATGGCCTGCCAACTTCTATTGGCAGTGACCCCCATAAGAACCGGCATTTTGCCTTAAGGCCGCAAATGACCATTATTGCATCATGTTTTGTTAGGTGCTCTATAACATCCCCCATGACAATAACGTCGTAATCTTCCATCTGATGCCACACCTTAACAATATCTTCCATGATAATCCGGTCGTATTTCTTCTTTAAATCATGCCGGACGATATACTGCGACCATGCCTCGACCGCATCAATATGGGCTTCCTGGTTAAAAACCTCTCGTATAATATCGCCATATATCCCGGCACCACATCCAATATCAAGAAATCGATTAAATTTGAGCGGTTGAGCAAAATGAATCAACCAGTCCTTAAAGAATCGCTTCCCCTCGCCTGCGCTAAAAGCCATTTTTCAAGCCCTCAGCTTCCAGGAAGTCTCTGGCTTCTCCGTGTGACGGAAAAACACCCAAATGAATTGACGATGAATCGCCAAACCAGGCAATGATCTTGAACTTCCCCTTGTCCATCTCGATACTGAAATTACGCACCGCATTAATCCTTACTCTTTGCTTGAAATCAACACTGTCTATGAATCCTTTCATTGTGCCTCCTTTTGCAGTCCTTTAGTTTTTACCAACATCCCCACTCTTTCCATTTATTCATGACATAATCCGGAAACTTAAAATCAGCTTTTTCCGAATTACCCATGTTAATCGCTGAATAATACCACTTAGGAGTCATTGTCGGTGGATCATACGGCGGCCCGGACATCTTCTCGCCACCTTCCTCCCAGAATTTAACCGCCTTTGGCCCAAACATCCGATGAATATGAATATTGCAAATCCCTGGCATCCAGTATTGAGGGCTCGGGTCCGGAGATAATATTGGATGAAAAGCCTTGAATGCCGGGTTGCTGATATATTGCACTCCCCGTCCGGCCCGCCATAATTGAGTATGAGGATCAACGAATGGTACGCCCTCGGGTGAAATCTCAATACATGACGGGTGTATCGTTCTTCTTGTGGTAGATATGAACCGATCACCGGATACCCGAATGGCATAGACTTCGTGTTCCGGTACCAGCAGGTCATTATTGTGAAGGCGCCTAAAAAAACCCTGGGTGTAAATCTCGTCGGCATCCAGCTTCAATATCCAGTCTGGTTTAAAATGTTCTTCACACCGCTCGACCGCCATTGTCCGATAATAGGGCTCGTCGTATTCGGGATCAAACCGTTCAAGACCGGTGATGACCTGCTCAGCCAGAATATTCTCGCCATTTTCTTTTATGATGTCCTGAATCTTCTCCCATGTTCCATCGGTTGACCCCTGATCCTGAATGTAAACACCATCGACAAAAGGACGAACGCTATCCAGCGCCATCGAGATATAATAGACATCGTTTTTTACGACCATGAATGCGGCTATTTTCATAATCTTGTCTCCCAGAATGCTTCAGGACAATTCTCGGGAGTCAAAAAATCATCTCCACTAATTCCATTACGCGGCCCTGGATACATCAGAGGGAGTCCTTTGATTATCCTTAATAGCCCTTCGGAATCTGTTATTTCAGGCCCTTCCTCGTTTCCACAAAGATCATCGAAGGGTTCCACTCCAAGCCTTTCACCGGTTGCCTTTCTTGCTTCCCAAATAGCTTTTTGAAAAAACTCTGACATTTCCAATACATCACTTATTCGCTGCTCCAAATAATCTATTTCACGTTTGCGTTTTTGATAAGAATTCATCCTAATACCCTCCTAATTCTTTCACCGCGTTCACCACGCGGTCTGGCGTAAACAATTGCATACATTTCGAACTCTTACCCGGATTATAATCTAATGAACCAATGCAGGGGTGCATATCAAAACACGGTATGCATTCAAGCTCCCCCTGGGGATAGAGTGCTTTAACGGTCGTGTAATATGATGTCCTGGTTCTGGGATTGATATTGCCAAACAGCGCAAGAGTCTTCTTTCCCAGACCGGCTCCAATATGCACGGTCCCGGTATCCGGGGTAATGATCATTTCGGACTTGTCGCACAAATCTATCATATCCAATATCGATGTCTTGTCGATCAAATTAACAATCCCGTTTCCGTTGCCTATCTTTAAAAGTTCCTGATTCCACGGCTGGGACACTCCCACAAGCACCACATTTAATCCCAACTTGTTTATTTTCTTTGCCAGTGGCATGATATACTTTTGAGGAATAGCCCTCACCGCCGCCCAAATAGACGCATTGATAATCACATACCTTCCCGAAACTGATATTTTAGTGTGCTCCTTGTTTTGTATTGCAAAGGACTTCTTGGCCGGGTAAACATTAACCAATTCATCAAAATAATCCGAACGATCTTTCAGGGTGTAATCGCTCCATTCGGCTTTGCCGCCCATCTCCTTTGGTTCGATCGCAAATCTCAAATCAATCACATCGTCAAACGTGTATTTTCCTATGTCCTTTATGTCAATCACCTTGCCGATGTCCATGGCTTTCATAAACTCAATATGCTGTGGCAAGGTCGCAAGGGTCACTTGATCTCCGCGTGCTGTCATTTCCCTTAAACTGGATGAAAGGCAAATCAGGTCCCCAATGCCGCCCATCCGAATAACGCAGGTTCCCTTGACTTTCTTCTTTCGCTTGAATTCTGTAACCTCGTAAAGATGTTTGGGAGTCTCGCCGTTTGTTTTTATTTCTTCGCTGACAGGAAGACACATTATCTTTTTACCGGAGAACGCCTTAAAGAACTCTCTGGCCATCTTGCCTGATATGTCCAATTCTTCCCCGGTTGCTATATTTCTAAGCGTGTGTGTCATTCCTGTACCGTCTCTTGACCCGATTCCGATGCCTCTTTGATCAAATTATCTGCCGCCTCGACCAGTTGCGGGGCCGCCTGGATTGTCCCTGCAACCTGTAACGCCTGCAGGAAACCCTCAAGTCGCTTCATCTCGGCGTCGACCTTATCTTTCATCGCCTTTGCATTGGTAGCCGTCGCGTTAGCCTGCTCGTTAGCCACCTGCAATTCAAGAAGGGCCTGCTTGATCTGTTCAAGCATCTGTTGCTTTTGCGCCATCTGCTCTTCGGCCTGGGCTATTTCCTTCTTTTCTTCCGGGGTCATGTCATCTTCGGGCGCGTGCTGACCATTGATTTTTCTTATCCTTGCGACCAGCTCATCCTTATTCCATAGTTCGTCCATGAAATCAACAACTTCATCCAGGAGCGCAAGGGCGACCTCCGGCATTGCCTTTGCCAGCGACATAACCAGTTCGCTTAACATCTGGAACATGGCCATTCTCATTGTTTCTCTAAAATCCTGCTCGCTTACTATGAAATCAGCCTTGGCCTCTGTGATTGAATTTTCAATTACCCCGCCCTTGTTTTCGTTGACCTTAATGAATTCCTCTTTCCCCTTGAATCCCCCGGTAATGCGGTATTCTTTCTCCTGATCATAAAACTGCTCGATTAATGATAGCCGAATTTCACCCTCTTTCTGATGTGCAAAATACATATTGTCGAACACCACACCGGACGTCGTGCCGGCCTGAATTTGAAGTTTGTTGATTGCAACTCCTGAAAGATCGCGGGTGGACTGTCCCTTGGCCTCGGGCGTTACACCTGAGATATTATCGACAAAACTTTGGTCGTCGCGGGCCATCTCGTTATGAACCGCAATTTCCTGGAACTCTTTGTTTATTTCAAACTTCTTACCGACATTAACTTCGATCATGCCGTCCGGTCTGTTGACCTCATTGTATGCTTCGATCTTGTCATCAACGGCGCCCTTGTCCATGATTACACGGTTGGCTGATAAAAGGAATAACGACCTTGATTTTCTCTTGTTAAGATCGTCCTGGGGATCCCTGATGTCCCGGATCATGCCATACGGCAGGTTATTTCTTGCAAACCGATAACAGAACAGTGGCGTGAAGGGAAATCTGTTGTGATTGTATGGAGTCAACATGTCCTGAAGCAGAAGTGGCCCTGTCCATAAAGCGCAGTGCATGGCCATGATCAGCGCGTCAGTTGTTCCAAAATATCCGTTCTTGACCAGATATTGGTGGTCTTCCTGGTCATCGCGATAAATTGCACCGTCCAGGGCGCCGAACGGAACGCTGTCATCCACCTGACGCAACAACTTGAGTCTCTCGGGCAGTCGGTACCAGCACTCAACTATCTTTAATCTTTGCCGTGTCTTGTCATATTGTCCCTCAAATAACGAGTCCATCTCGCTTTCAAGATCGAATTCGCTTGCCACATCCGCGACCGAGACATCTTCCGGCCGAAAAGGATACAGGCTATTGACGTTATCGGCAATCACCTTTAAACGCTCGGCGCGATCCGGAAACAAGCGCTCTGCAATGTCAAGATCAATCCATTTCTCCCTTACAATGTATCTCCAATCTGACCCGTCCATTGATGCGCCTAAATGGTCATACCACATATTACGCCATCGTTCTTGCCGCATGAAGATAGGTTCGTCATCGTTGTTCCTGACTGCTGTTTCCATCCATCCGAGGCCGGCTTTGACACACTCCGCGAACGCTTGGCTGAACTCGAACGCGCCATGCGATACGTCCTGGGTGTATTTTATTAACTTCGTTTTTGACTTGGCCGATTGAGCTCCGGCAGCGTTCCGGGGCAGGACTTTGGATTCAATGCGTGACTTTCTCTCTGTTCCCAATAGGAAATTGACCATGTTTTTTGTAATGTTATAGACGAGGGGAGGCTGGTTCCGATTCAGCATGACCTGAAGATCTTCCGGGGTCATTTGTATGCCATCGTAATAATCCTCGTCGATGGCCATTTGCATCCGGTTGTCAGCCTGGGCGACCCTGGCTTGCCGTCGGTACGCTGCCAATATCTTTAGACGGTCTTGCTTCTCCGACGTGTCGAGGGGATGTGGAGTCCCATCGATGAAGATTTCCGGAGACTTGTTTCTGCGGTACGCCTGCGGTACGCCTGCTTGTGATGTATTGCCTTGAGTTGAAGCCATCACGCCTCTCTTACCATTTCACTGTGCTTGATCTCGATATCACTGGATCCGATCTTTTCCCCGGCATTAAATATAACCATATCACCGACCACCTTAGATTCGTCCGTGTACTCTGACCCCTGGTGCTCCGGCATGTCTTTGAGCTTGTCAAGGCCATCCTGAATCCACATAAGAAGCTGGGCAGCAGCCTGGGGCACCGGGCTAATATCAAGGATCTGCATGCACTTGAATAAGTTGTACGCTGTGCAAAGAAGGAAACCGTATTTAGCATTAAGCAGCCAGGCAAACTCAACGCAAATATGATCCATTCCGGCACGTACTTTTTGCCCCGGGGTTACAGCCAGCAGTTCGCGGCCCTCTATTTTCTTCATTAGCTCATAGAACTCATTCTGGTCTGCAATGACGACCGCCTGGTTGCGATTGTTGATCGGTTCATCATATTTCCAGAGGGCATTCAAGGTGATAATGAACGACCTGCCCTTGCATCTATCCCGGGTGATCACCATGGCCGGCACATATTCTTCATCGCCGCCGTCGTCGGCCACCATTACATAATCGTAGGTTCGATTTATGCCGCCGATGTATTTGATCATACAAAATGCTCCATGCGATCCGATAAGACCTCGGAATATAATTCCATAATAAGCTCTTGTCGCCGCATTCTCTTTTGTTCGTCACTGGGAATGCCATTGTTAAAATAATCTGAGGCCATAAATGCTCTTAGCCTCTCAATCTTGCTGTCCAATTCCTTTTTCTCTTCGATAACTCTTTTTTGATAATCTTCCATTATAATCTCCTTTACGTTTACGTTGACCTCCATGTGCCTTTATTGACCTTCTTGCGCCAGTCAGCGCCTTTGTCCAATACCGGAGTGTATCCCACAGCGAATGTCCTAAAGGCATCGGCACCGTGTGACTCCCAACTATGAAGCGGGTGGTTCTTCATCACCTTCTTTTCTTCGTCGTACTCTGCCCGGTATCCCTCCAACGCTGAAATACCCTGCCAACATTTCGTCTTGTCAAACCAGCACCGTGATAGAATGTTACGAACTGAATTAATGCCTGTCATCACCGCTTGGCTGTCTCTTGCCCGGGGGACTGTAATAATCGGCCTTATTCCAAGTGCTTCGGCTGTGTCCTTTCGTGAATCGGCAAACTCCCCGCCTGACATCTCGCGAACCTCGACATCGTGTGGCATGTAATGATCACCATAGGTATATGGCTTTTCTTTCAGAATTTTGGAATAATGCTCCCATCCAAACCCTGTGTTTTCGTAATAATCGATCACCCGAATCTGCATGCCTGCAAACTGCATAAACCATACAGTTGTTGAATCATCAACCCCCAGATCCCAATAGGTGTAGACTTCAATTCCAGACGTCCAGGGAACTTCAGTAATCCTGTTATCTTTCCGTGCCAAGGCTATTTGCTTGCCATAATAACTTCCAGGTTGAGCACCCTCCCAACTGCAGAGATATTCCTGGTTGTAAAGAGCTTCACCAAGCTCTGATCCGAACGTCGCTATCATTTCAGCCTTAATTGATTTCAACTGTTCAGGCTTAAACACATCCGTTTCATGTGCTGTCATAAGCTGGGCGAACCAATTATCTGAACTGCATGCGAAGTCATACATTCGCTTCAAATGATTGTTGCCACGGCTTGTAGAAATAAACGCTGACCACCCTCCGTTTTCCTCTAAAATTGGAGAAAGATAGGCCCATGATTGAGGATCGGACAAAGCATACTCAGAATAAACAATACCGATGGGAGGTGTGCCGACGAGGGCGTTGTAATTATCGGACCCGACCAACTGCCAGGTTGATCCGTTGCGGAATTCGATGTGCATATCGGTTTGACGTGCTGACTTGCGGATCTCGGGCGGGAATGCTTCATCAATGCGTTTCATAGATGTGTTGGGATTGACCGCCTCCCATACTGCTTTTCGACATTGATTGAATTGTGGAAGCATATGCCAGTAATTCCCTACTCTTTCAAATGCTGCCGTTGCTGCATAATGTAAAGCGACGTCATCCTTACTCAGCCCCAACGTCTATGGGCGACAACACACGCCCGCTTGCCGCCGTTCTCCAGATATTTCCATAACTTCATCTGATACGGTCTCGGCTTCCAATTATTAGGCAGTATTATTTCCATAGACGCTGGGTTCCTATTCCTGTTCCTGTTCTGAAAACTTTATAATCTTGACTATTAGATCACCGCTGACACCAAGATCCTGTTTGTCTTTCCACTTCTCGGGATATAAATTAACTTGCCAATGTTTAATTGCCGCGACATCGGGAGGGATGAATTTTTTAACCTTTTTGGTTGTAATCATTTCTCCGTCTTTTAATTCTTTGGTAGTCTCGGTAAATTGAAAACCTTTTGCCCTTTGAACAAGACTTTTTTCAATTTCCAACCCCTCATAGAATTTCCTCCCACGCGTTATCCCGTCTAAAAACGTAGAATGTTCATTCATCCAATTGTAAATTGTTGCACGCGAAACATTAAAAACTTTCGACATTTTGGGAATTGAAAATCCACCAATCCGAATAATTACTTCTGCCATGCGATCATATTCGGGATTATAGTCTGTCGGTCTACCTCCAATATCTTTACATTCTTTGGATTCTTTATCCTCCATATCGTAACCTATTGTTTTTAAAAAGGAATGCCCGTAGCGCCAGCCTTTCGAGGGCCATAGCGCGACGGGCATATGGGAGGGTTAGAAACATTTCGTTTTGAATTAACGCACGAATAAATATGTTTGTCAAGGATTTTATTATTTTATTAATCAATTATCCTCATAGCCTTTGATAATTTTTCTGACCAATAAAGCGGAGCACATACTTCTTGGGCGCATCTTCCATAGTTCTGCACAAAGGAAGTTCCCTCACATATATGTACTTTTCCGGCTTGCATCCAGAATCCGCTATAAGTATGCCATGGACAATCTTTACGCATATCCCTAAACATCTTTTCATGTATTTTATTTTTATATTTTTTCATAAACCTTTACTCCTTATTTTATTTCCCCGGCACCGCCGCCGAATCTTTGGCGGCACCCTCCAAGCTCTTCTTGTGCGACTCCTGGAGCTTCGAATCAGTTGCATCTCTTTTCTTGTCAGCATCGACAATGGCTTGAATCTCATTTTTAATTATTTGTCCGTCGTATATTAACGCCTTTCTCTTTTCGCCCAGATCTTTGATCAGCGCGTCAAGGGTGTCGAGCTGGCCCTGCATCCGGAGCAGGGTGAGGCGCTTCTGGTTGATGTCTGCCGGTTTGTCCTGCTGCCCCCATACGGGGTAGAACGGCTGGATCATACATAATACAATAAAAATTACCAATAAAAATAGCTTCTTCATTTTACCTTTCTCCTTTGTTGTTGTTAAAATAAAAATGCCTCAATCTCTGACACCTCTAATTCGGCGCAGGTTGGGCATATCATTAACGTATAAT